CTGGCTCAAATGGGATATGCAATCGTGTTTTTGTCCCATGACAAGGAAAAGACGGTTAAGCCGCAGAACGGAGCTGAATATCAGCAGATTGGTTCCTCTATTCAGAGTTCTGCACTTTCTATCATCGAAAATATGAGCGATATTATTGCTTATGCACATCCTAAGATGCTAGCAGATGGTACATCTCGCATGGTACTTACTCTTCGCTCCCCTGATAATAGTATTCGATGCGGTTGCCGCTTTAAGTATATTGAACCCGAGATTGACTTTTCTTACGAAGCTCTCGTTTCCGCTCTTAACAAGGCTATTGATAAAGAAGCAGAAATGACTGATGGTAAATATGTTACTAATGAAAAACAGCAGATTACTGCCGCTAAGGAATATGACTTTGAAGGCATGATGAGTGAGTTCCAAAGTCTCGTTGGTACGCTTATGGAGCAGAATCAGTCTAATGCAATGAAGATTACTGCTCTTGTTGAGAAATATCTTGGTAAAGGTAAGAAAGTTGGAGATTGTACTCCTTCTCAGTGTGAGCAATTAGAGCTGATTCTTTTGGATATGAAAGATATGGTTGAATAAAATGAGAAAGCAAGGGCTTTGAAGCTCTTGCTTTTCTTATTATAATATGATATAATATTTATATAAATTAAATGGAAAGGAGGAATATGTATGGCCAAGCATCTCGTTAAATGTCTGTATTGTGGCGAGCAAATGGATGTAAATAGCGAGGAGTATGTAAAACCGAGATCGAATAGATATGCCCATAAAGCTTGTGCGGAAAAGGGTATAAAGATTAAAACCCCAGAAGAGCAAGATCTTGAGAATTTGTATAGTTATATCAAGCAATTATTTGGTTATGAAACTATACCAGCAGTAGTAACAAAACAAATTAAGCAATATGCTAAAGAATATCATTATACTTATTCTGGGATGCTTAAAACTTTAGTTTATCATTATGAGATTAAACATGGCGATTTATCTAAAGCAGAAGGTAGAGTAGGAATTATCCCATATCAATATGACGATGCAGCTAGATATTACTACTCTATATGGCTCGCGCAGCAGCAGAATGATAGTATAGATTTGGATGAATATATACTTCCGACTAAGACCATTCATATATCTTCTCCTGAGCGAGAAATAATGAAACGGAGAAATAATTCTTTTTCTTTCCTAGAGGAGGAGTGAAATGAGCGATTACATTGATACTACTGCTGTTATTCAGGTAATTGGATGCGTGTTAAATACTCCTTCTATCTTGGATGAAACAGATAAATATACTATTACTGATGAAGATTTTGCACAAGAGTTTCATAGAATTGTCTTTGGTAGTATTTATAATATTCATTCTAGTGGTAATGACGTCACAATAGATAGTATTATAGATTATTTAAGCAACAGACCGAAATATGATGCAATCTTTCATCAGAATAAAGGTCCTGAATATCTAGTTAAAATTTCACAAATAGCTACTCAAGATACTTTTAATTATTACTACAATAGATTAAAGAAATTCACTCTTATGCGGGCGTATGATAATTTTGGCTTAGATATGCGTCAGTTCTATGACCCAACTAATGTGTTAGATACAAAAAAGAAGCAACAGCAAGAAGATTGGTTAGATAACATTTCACTTGCGGGAATAGCTGAAATGATTGATGCTAGTATTGATGACATTAGACTAAGATGTGTTGATGACGACGGGACTGAAGGTTATCAAGCTGGTGATGATATTCTCGCGCTTATCCAGGATTTGGAAAAACATCCAGAAGTTGGAATTCCGCTCTACGGGCCTCTTATTAATACAGTTACTAGAGGCGCGAGACTTAGAAAATTTTATCTTCGGTCAGCAGCTACAGGGGTAGGCAAAACACGCACTATGGTGGCAGATGCCTGTAATTTTGCGTGTAACGAAATCTATGAGCCTGACTTTGGTATGTGGATTAGAAATGGTAAATCTCAGCCAACTCTTTTTATCGCTACAGAACAAGATAAAAGTGAAGTACAAACTATGATGTTGGCTTTTGTTTCTGCTGTTAATGAAGAGCATATCCTGAATGGTCAATATGAAGATGGAGAAAGAGATAGAGTAATCAAGGCGGCAGAAATTCTTAAGCAAGCTACATTATGGATAGAAGAACTACCAGATTTTTCTCTGCAAGATATCGAAAACAAAATTAAAAAAGGCATTAGAGATCACGACGTAAAATACGTGGTTCAATAAAGTGAGCCAATGAAAAACTTTTCCAGCTACCACTGGGGTTTGTTTAATAAACAAGCTAACGGGGAAGCCTAAACTAGTAATAGCATGGTAATCCCGTGGGAAACTTTGGACAGAAATAATCAAAGTTGTTGTGACTATTTTCATATATAGTATAAATAAAAAAAGGAGAGTTACAATAATGGGAATTATTTATTGTTTTACCAATCTTATTAATAATAAAAAGTATATCGGACAATCAATTCGAGAAGATAACACTAGATATAATAATCATATTTATGATTCAAAACATGAAAAAAGCTCTGGATATGAATATCCTTTACATAGAGCCATTCGGAAATACGGCATTGAAAATTTTAAATATGAAATTTTAATTAGTGGAATTGATGATATAAATATCCTTAATTAGTTAGAAGTATATTATATACAAAAGGAAAATAGCCAAGTACCAAACGGATATAATATTGCAGATGGCGGCAAAAATTGTTCAATTCCTAAGACAGAAGAACAAAAAGAAAAAGCTACATGGTCGCAAGCTAAATTAACTAAAGAAGAAATTATTGAATTAAGATTGGCGTATTAGAGAAAAGAAAGCCCGAAGAAGATTTATAATGAAAAATATAAAGATAGATTACATTATAATTCTTTTTTAAATATTTGGTCTGGCAGACGATACAAAAATATTATGCCAGAAGTACTAGAAAATGGGCGTCACACTAAAATGACTTTAGAGTTAGCTAATGAAATAAGAAATATTTATCAAACTGAGAAAATTTCTTATCAGAAGTTAGCTGATAAATATGGAGTATCTAAAAGCACAATAGCGGATATTATCTCTAATAGGACATGGAAAAATGTCTAAAGAACCTGTATCGACTATTCCCGAGGCCTTCTGGGCGGGGAAGTAGGGCTGTTATTGGTACACAGCGAGATTTTAGGAAACGAAGTCTCTGAAAACCGAAAAGGTTTCCTTCCAAAACGGAAGTAAAATATAGTCAGTTCTTATTGAAAAATAAGAGGAAAAATGTCACGATTACATTCATACTAGCTTAAAAATCTTAAGCGAGATTACGAGGAAGAGTGGCGGTGTTAGGTTGCGTGAGGACAATGTTCTTTTTATGCTTTCAGCTCGTTTAAAAGATATTGCTAATACTTATGGTGTTTTTATTTTATCGGGCACTCAGCTTAATGGTAGCTATACAGATAGCGAGACTCCTGACCAAAATTTACTTCGAGGTGCAAAATCGATAGCGGACAAGATTGATGTCGGTATGATTCTATTGAACGTAAAAGACGAAGATCTCGTTAAATTAGAACCAGTTCTTGCTTCTGGCAGATTTAAAACTCCAAATATTAAAATGTCAGTTTATAAAAACAGAAGAGGTAGATATAAAGGAGTTTATCTCTGGTGTTATGCCGATTTAGGAACTTGTAGAGTAAAACCGATGTTTGCAACTACTTATAATCACGAAATGGTTAGTATTGAAGATATTAAAATTATGGTGGATGATGATGCGCCACCTTGGGAGGAATAATATGGATTTAGATAAATTTGTTTAGATGCTTAACTCGCATCTCTGCCTAGAAAATAAATTTACAGTTCAAGAATTCACTGATTTATTGAGCGAGTATGAAGCAGAAGGCGGTAAATCAGACGCTTTGCTTCTATCTTTATATTATATTATAATGGCTATAGACAATAGAAGTGCTAATAATGTTGCTTATTGGAAAGGAAGAGCAGAAGCATATTAGACTATTTTAGAACAATTCTTTGACCAAAATGATATGATGATGTAAAGGAGAATATATTATGGGTGTTGAATATAAGATGTCTAAGGAAACTTATGAAGGTATCCTGAAAACTCGCAAGAGTGAAACTGAAAAGCGCAAGAATCCTAAGGATTATGTCATTGATTATCTGAATAAAACTGCTGGAATTAAGGGAGAAATTACCAATCTGATTGTCGGCTAAACTATGGCTGGATATTATAATAAGGATACAATAAAAAGCCAACTAGAAATCGAACAAATATACGATTTATTGGTACAGCTTGGTGGAGAACCCGAATATGTAGAAACTGGATTAATTTCTCAGACTATATGTCATAATCGACCTGGAGAAGGTTCCCGCAAGTTGTATTATTATGAAAATAGTAAACTTTTTAATTGTTATTCAGGTTGTGAAGAACCTAGTTTTGATGTGTTTCAACTTGTTATTAAAACTGCTAAGATTCAAAGAAATTTAGACTATGAACTATATGATGCAATGTGTTATATAGCTGATTTCTTTGGACTTGCGGAGGCTCCTAGACCGAAGGAGTATAATAACGAGTTAAAAGACTGGAAAATCTTTGATAGATATGACTATTCTACCGAGAAAACTCAATTAGTACAGCTTAAGGAATATGATAAGTCTATTCTTAATAGATTTAATTATCCTAGAATCTTAAATTGGGAAGCAGAAGGAATAAGTAAAGAAATCTGTAAAAAATATATGATAGGCTACTATCCCACGCATGAGCAAATTAAGATTC